TGTTATAATCGTAAAACATTAAAAAAATGGTTTAAAAATAGTAAAACGAACCCACTGACACGAGAACCAGTGGCTGATATTTGGATTCGTTCTAATTTGGGCAACCAGCCGTGCGAGGAACCGCCTACGACTGGGGGAAAAGCTCGGAGAAAACCCATCAAAAAACGCAAAACCAAAACCAAAACCAAAACCAAAACCAAAAGGTCCAGCAAACCAAATAAAAAAATCACTCGCAAAAATAAGCGACAATAGAAAAGATACAATTACCTAAGCGTTCGCGTTCAACTAGAACATATTTACATTGTTATACAGCATATAAATATGTTTTTTTCATAATTTGTTTACCCACTGGTAAAATCGCAAATTTATTTGCGTGTTCTGTGCCGTATTTTACGTGTCATTTTCTTCCCTTTTTTCCTCAAAGTACGTTGCCCTTTTTTTGAACGTGATTTTCCACCAGTTCTTTGTGAGTGATGATTAATGTAATCTTGTAATATTTGTAACCTTGATTGTAAAATTTCATTGTTAGAGGCATACGCACGTATCATCCAGTTTGCTCTGTCCATAAATAATTGATATGTTCGTCCTAATCGTTCTGGCGACAAGGTTAATATATATTCAAATATGTCATCGTTGATGTCTGAACCAAGTGATTGAGCCAATGCGGATGGAAAATAATCAGTCACTTCACTATCATACAACAATGCTCCTTTGTTTACGAGTTTTTTTACAAGTTGCAGATTGTTATTGATAATTGCATATATAACTGGGGTAAAGCCATCTGAATTCTCTACATTAATATCTATTGATGGATTGTCCAGTAGCAGATTCACAATATCCATATGATTTTTATCTATTGCAATATGTAATGCTGTTTCATCATTATCTTCCTCATTCATAATATTTACATAATTTACCCCATTATCATTGGGAATGAGTCCCTTATTTACTAGGTCTAACAAATATTTCACTATTGGTGCGTTGCCAACTCTTACGGATGATATAAGAAAGGTTTCGCTATTTGCATCAGCTGGATAGAAAAAATCCATGAGTTGTTTGTTGCGTACTTCAGAGTCAGTTACGCCTGCATTCTGAATTTCTGTCTCAATGATTTTTTTTACTCCAAGTAATCGGTTAGTTTTAATAGCATTAAACACCTTTTTAGCTGATTCACCATATGGCTTTACTAAAAAACTACGCGTTAATTCAGTGAAACCAGAAGGCAACCCTTTTTTTGCGATTACATTCGTTACCATTTTTTGTTCAGTTTGAATGTCGTCTTGAGCCGTTAAGACTGGTTGTGACATATTTGGTCTAGCTCCATTTCTTAACAATGTATTTACTATTTCTGTATTGCGAATCCTACTCGCATACTCAATCGGTGTAGGGTAAGCACGACCTAAGCGTGAACGCGTATCTTGCACTATGTTGACATCAATATTTTTTTGTGATAGTAAAAAGTTTACCATATCTAGATTTTGTTCATAAACTGCCTGATAAAGTGGTGTATATTCGCCAGTTGTTCTATCATTTACATTAGCGCCTTGGTTAATTGCCTCTTTTGCTTTGTCTAAATCATTTCTCTCAATCGCATCAAATAATTTCTCTTGTGGCGTAATTTGTATATTATTTACTACTTCTGAATTGTTGCGACATGTTCCAGACGATAGACAGTTTCCTCCACCTCTTCTATTTTGTTGGAAACCGCGTTTTTTTGTAACACGTTTTGTCATTATGTCTAAAGGTCGGTTATATATATATATGTATATATACAAATGACTCGAGTTCTTTCATTTTTAGCTATAGCCGTTACGAGTTGTATTACTGCATTCGCAAGAATGACCGAGTATATACCCACAACAAAGATAGAATCATATCTTACGAATCATGATTTGAAAAATATTGAATTACCTCAATCATTCACATGGAGTAATGTCGATAATATTAACTATCTGACCAAAAATCTTAATCAACACATTCCCGTTTATTGTGGTAGCTGTTGGGCACACGGAAGTATTAGTGCGTTGGCAGATAGAATTAAAATTGCTCGAAAAGCTGCGTGGCCTGATATCAACTTGAGTATTCAGTTTTTATTAAACTGTCAAATGGGCGGAACCTGTAATGGGGGAGATCATCTTGCCACATACAAAGCGATTGACGAATACGGGTCTATACCATACGACGATTGTATGTTATATCAGGCATGTAGCGCCGATTCAAAAGAAGAAGCTTGTAAAAACAAAAAGGATTTCGAATGTACTCCTGTTAACATATGTAGAACGTGCGATACATTTACTTCTCATGGAGGTTCGTGTAGCCCTATTATTGAATACCCTCATGCAACTATTCTTCGTTATGGTGCTGTCAGAGATAGTGCGAATATGATGGCCGAAATATATAACAACGGACCGATTGCATGCGGAATAAATGCCGAGGAAATTGTAGAATATACGGGTGGTGTCCTGAATGTACCTAAGAAACTGAAAATGATAAATCACATTATATCTGTCGTCGGATGGGGATATGATACACAACTCGATAAACAATATTGGATTATTCGTAATTCATGGGGCAGTTATTGGGGCGAGCTTGGTTTTATGCGTCTTGTGTTGGGCGAAAACCAGCTGGGTATCGAAAAGACATGTGCATATGCCATTCCTGGCAACTGGACTGTACATAATGTACCCTGCTATGAAGATGGAAGCAATTGTAATGCAAACACATCAAATTACTTGATTGAAATCGCCTAGACAATCACAATCCAATGCGTAAAATATTTACTACAGTATATTCAATGTTGTAAATATTTGTCAACCTACTCTATGCAAAATAAATATTATTTTTCTACTAGCACTCATCGCATATAAGAAGACATTTTTGCACGACTATTAACATCTTTATACAGCTGTAATGTTCGCGCGCTCGCGTCAGTAGAATTCACATACTTAGGCATCCAAAAATATGGAACAATATCACTACATCCGTGGTACATTTTCTCAAATAGGTATCTATAATACTTTTGTTCCTTAGTTGTGGGTGGGTTGTGGGTGATACTCGCCCAGTCAAACGCGTTAATTTCTGCATTAATCTCGGCACTACACTCAATCTTTTCTTGAATAACCTCAAAAAGAGACCGTGAGTTGTTTGATACTCCATCGCTGAATGCCTCCTTAGTTCGCCATAGAATCTCATCGGGTAACAGAGGTTCGTCATTTGCAATTGTTGTTCGATAATTTTCAGAAGAGAATGCATTTCTGAGAAGGAACTTTTCAGGTTCGGAATCAAGCACATGACATCTTACCGCAGGATGAATGCCAAAATAAAAGTTTACCCACGTCCTGTCCAAGAATGGGGTTCTTGGCTCCAATCCATGTGTTGAAATACACTTATCTGAACGAAGAACATCAAACGCATAAATATTTTTTATCAAACGCCGACACTCTTTGTCAAACTCAATCGGGTCATTCACGGCGTGCATATAAAGATATCCACCACACAATTCGTCAGAACCGTCTCCGTTAAAAATTACCTTTGCCTCACTGTGCTCAGAAATATACTTTCCAATCAAATAGTTGCCAATAGATGCACGGACGGTGGTTGTGTCGTAGCTTTCTATTTTCGAGATCACTTCTGGAATAGCATCGAAAAACTCTTGCTCGCTAAGCACAACCTCAGTGTGATGTGTTCCAAGATGAGCTGCAACTTTTCGTGCATACGCCAGATCAGACGCACCCTCGATACCAATGCTGTACGTTTCAAGTGGTGAAACTTCTCCCATCTCTTTCCGAATCTCATTGACAAGAGATGTAACTAAGCTACTATCTAGTCCACCAGAAAGAAGACATGCGATTGGTCGGTCGGTAACCATAACACGCTTTCTAACTGCGTTCTTAAGATATCGCTGGATATCAACTGTAATGTTGTTCTTGTAATTTTCCATTGAGTCATACACCATTTGCGAAACAAATCCAGGACGATTGTATGGAACATTCTGTATGTCAGTAACTGGTTCCCAAAATGAGGCATCTGGTACACCCGTTGCTCTCTGTACAAACTGACTAAATGTTCCTGGCTCAAACTGAACAATATCGGTGTCTTGCAGAATATGCTTGATATCAATAAGCGATTTGAGTTCAGATGCAAATCCATATAGGCTAGGTCCAGACTCCCCGACTAGTTTAGAGGGTGTTGGATTCATCATGTATAACGGGCGAACCCCATATGAATCACGATCATGTATAACGGGCGAACACCATATGAATCACGTGCGACAATCAGTCGAGATTGTTTTCCGACAACGCCATTGCTGGTTGATATTGGTGGGTCGCGTGTATCCACAATGATGAATGAAAATACACCATCTAACATATTAAGTGTTTGCTCAATACCATACCGAATATATAGGTGTAAAATAACCTCACAATCAGAGTGGGTTGTAGGAGTGCAATCAGGAATTAAGTCATACAATTGCTTGTAATTATAAATCTCGCCGTTGCAAATCAAGTAAGTGCCCATAAGCTCGATAGGTTGGTTTGACTCTTCATCTAGGCCGTTTATCGCTAAACGATGAAATCCAAGAGTAGTGTTGTTATCCACGCTGATGAGTTTAGACATCTCAGGTCCTCTTCCTCGACACTGTTTAAACGAATGATTCATGGTCGCCTCGTCAATAACATTCTTATTCATTAATAATCTTCCGTTGTTTAAAATGCAAAAAATACCACACATGATGTTGTAAAGCTTTACACAACGCTACACTATATGCGTTACTTCCCTTTAATATAGTTGCAAATCTGAATACTTATATAATTTAGTTGTTTGGAGTTTACGTCAAATATATGACAACTCTATGAGTGAGTATTTCCTTACTAAAAAATATAACATATGTATATAGACAAAATGAATAACAACGAGATGGAAAAAGTATCGCAGAGAAACAATGTCACCAATGAGAGACTATATGACAGAAACATTCCCTCCGCTGTTCTTCAGCCATATTTCTCTCTTCGTCCAACTCAAACAAAATATAACAAGTTCATGACTACTGTCTCAACTTCGTCGTCCACTGAGCCACTTAAACAAGTGGCTCAGTATAGTCCGCACACCACATTTTATCCTGCAAATACATCTGCCCCATGGAGTGGGTTTGCAAGTAATATAGATGTTGAAACTGACTTGAGAAACCAGTTCTATGCACTACAGTCTTGCCCTCAGGCGACATATGTTCCTTCTAGTTCGAGCGACTTGTACACACTGCGTTCATTTGCACAAGAGTCTTCCGTTCCTCAGCAGCATTCTTTGTTGTTCCAAGATCAGAGATTTGACCTATTTAACCCAAATATAACAAACACAAGCGCAAGCACCTTTAATAACCACACTCGTCAAGACATTAAAAGTGTGGTGATAGAGAGAAAAGACTAACAACCAGTAAAATATTAGTTATGAGAATTATCAGAGGAATTATTATTGTGCAAAAGAAAATCTAATTGTACTACAATAGGTAGCTATGAGAAATAAAGATACTGGAAATATAAAGCGTAGTGCGACAAAAACAACTCGTCGGCACAGTCGCCCCAGTACTACGACGTACAAGATACGTGGAGGTAACACTCGTAACAATAAACGGTTACACGGGGTGTCTTCTGCAAAAAAAACTAAAAAGTTTAAGAAACAACAATGCGGGCCAAGTGGGAACGGGCGGAAGTATACATGTATTCGCGACCAATCCATTTGTAAATTAAAGACCTTATGGAATAAACGTCACCCTGATAATAAGATACAAAATGGGAGTATTCGTAACACGTGGACACAGTTACAAGGAAAACTGAAGAACGTATGTAATAAGGAGTCATGCTGGCTGAAACAGAAGTTTGCCAGTGGAGGAATTGGGAATGAACTCAGTGTTGCATTTGCACCTGAATCACCAGAGAAATGGAAAAAAAATCCAAATGAATGGTTGTCTAGCAATGATATTATTGCAGTAATGAAACAGTATGAGCAGAAATACAAATGTTTTGATTTTATTGGTCCTTCACCCATTGACTATGATACGCATAAAATGTACGGGGAATGTGTGTGGAACGAGCTGTGTCACTTCGATTTAAAAGAACAGATTGATAGTGGTAAGACAAAGATAGGTGTCATATTCAATCTAGACCCTCATTACAAGGGTGGTTCTCATTGGGTCTCTCTTTTTATCAATATCAAAAAAGCGTCCATCTTTTATTTTGATAGCGTTGGGAGAACTATCCCCGCCCAGATAAAAAAGTTCGTGGATATGGTCAAACGCCAAGGGCTGCACCTCCCAACTGATAAACAAATATTATTTAAGTATGACGAGAACCACCCACAAGAACATCAAATGGGAGACACTGAATGTGGAGTATACTCTCTATATTTTATTATTCACATGTTAGAAGATAAACATGACGAAGACTATTTTAAAACGCATCTAATTACAGATAAATGTGTTCAGAAGTTCAGAAAAGTTTATTTTAATGAATCTTTATAAACTTATATAAATGCTTCTGTATCATACATATTATACACTACACATCGCAATTGTATATTATGTCATCCATGGTAGAGAGAATAACATCAAACAAGACAACGAATGCTTTTGTTAGCGAAAATAATATTGATTTATTATGGAATATCATCATTCAAAATAACGCATTTCAAACAAGTATTGAAGCACGAGGCAATGATGGAAAGCAAAAACTACGCACATATTATATTGATAAGGTGAAAACGTTTGTAGAAACTAATTTAACTACAACATCTACAGTGGTTGAGTTTAATAAACAGTTTATTGCGTTTTTTATTAGAGGGTTTCAACCTAATTCATTGAATGATAATCACATACCCAAGCCAGTAAAACTACAAATAAATAACAACACCCCCCTTGGAAAAGAGGCGATCACAGTGGAAGAAATAAAGAGCGAGCGCCTTAGCGAGTTTGACCAAAAATATGAAGAAGTGCAAAAAAACTTTAATCTCTATCGCACTAGTGACACTCCATCAAATGTAGAATTTTCTGATAAAACAGCAGATGAACCATTCGAAGCTACCGAGTTTCAGAAACATATTACAAGTCGGCTTGAAAATAGAAAAATCGATGAACAGATATTTGTTGAAAGTGTCAGCACGACATTGCAACAACCCGTTGGGAGTAATATGGACGTTGCAAAATGGTTAAATCTAAAAGAAATTCCAACATCTATTCATTCACTCCCAAGTTCAGAATCTACTCCACCGTTGAGTCAACAAGTAGTTATTGATTCTCAACCATATGCTGATAGTTCAAGTCCATTTACTGCTGCAATTGAAACACTACAAGAGAGAATGATATCGCTGGAAAAAAATGTGTCAAATCTTTGCGAACTTATTCAACGATATATTACAGTGGATGAAACAAGAAACAATATAACACGCACACCTGTCACGAGACCATCCTACTCAACTAATGAAGCCGACATGCATGCAGTGGATGTTTCGACCCTAATGACTGAAAAAAATATCCATCCAACCCAAGACAAGGAGGAGGAAGTTTTTTTTTCATCTAGCATGTAATTCATTCATTTTTTTTGATTGTTTATTGTTTCTTGTTTATTATTTTTGTTATTGTATCATATTGGTCAGTCATCATAACACATAACACATAACACATAACAACAGTCATTGTTCGGTTATATTTTTCCAAAGAATGATGTCATCTCACGCATTCCCTGTTTTTGATTGGTTGTCTTAGTAATATATTTATCAAATAACAACGCCTTCACTTCTTTGTTCTTTAATGCTTCTAATTTATCAGCAAACTTATCTGGGGCGGTTTCACGCTGTAGAGTTTTTACATCACTCTTAAATCTAGATATTTTGCTTGCCTTTCCTTGCATCTGCCATATCTTCTCAAGAACCAACGCAAACACCTGCTGCACTGGTTTCATCACTTGATTTGTAATATAAAATGAATAGTCAACTTTCAGATTATTCTCCGTTATAAATGTCGGAGTTTCAATCTTTTCCCCCTGTAATGCCTTGCGGTTTGGGTTATGAATATACACATAGGGTATACGGTCTCCCGACGAGGGCTTATTGCCTGGGTCGCGTGCAGTCATTCTGTCTGCAAGAACCTTGTGAGCTATCTGCTGCGGATTCTTATAGTCAGAACGAATCGACTTACTGATAATGAGCTTCTCCATCGGATACTTCTCGTCAACAAGATTTTGGATACACGCCTGAAGGAAATCAACTGCCTTTTTGATGTCCCGTTCTTTCATTAGAATATCTATAATGCCGCCATATATTTCTTTTACTATGGGTGCATTATCTCGTCGTTTCAATACAATCCCCATCTCTTTACGTTTACCTTTATTTGGGTCTTCTTCATATAACATACCAACATATCGCTTCTTGCTTAAAAGACAGAATGGCATGAATGTTTTCTCATACTCTAGGTCATGTGGCTTCTTTAAGAACTTACTTGCCATTTCACCTGCCTTCTTGGCAAGTTCAATAGTAATTTCCAACGCCTTCTTTCCACGAATAGGTGTTCCGTCTAGGTTTTCCAGATTAAAGGTGAAGAATACACTATCTGTATTATGCACAATCATGTTTCCAACTCCTGCTGCAAAGTGATGATTTTCAGTTGTTAAATCATACACATAATCAGTATAGTCTTTAATCTCGTCTATCTTTTTAACAGCGTCTCCACATTTTCTTTGTTTTCCTTTTGTTGCAGTTATACGATAGATATCCATTTTATCTTTTCTAGTATTTATAGATGTCTTATAGCCAATACTATTTGCTAACCAACATATGTGAGCTGCACTAAGTTGAGATTTTTGGTCTACACGTGTATAGCCTAATGTATCTTTATCGCCATCTGCATCATATAGACCATCCCAAAATGATTGTCTAATTTCATTAGAACCGTTCAATATAAAGTCGGGTATTTTCTTAGAGTTTCCACTATATATCTCATCACGATACTTTTGAATAAACTCAAATTTTTTACCATAATGATTTTGACAATTAAAGCTTATTTTGTTAACGCCACTTGATTTTATAGTATTATAAATCTTCCAATCATATTCAGGATATACTTGTTTACATAAGTTGTAGTATTTATCGAGTAATACTGGATTTGCATTATTTAATGCCCATGAAGATTTTTTTCCACTTGGACAATCATAAGAACCACAACTACCGTCTCCGAAGAAGAACCCATATATTCTTGCTTCTTCAACAGATACATTGCGAATATGTTTATTTGTACAATCTGGTTCAAACTCCATTGTTTTATGCAAACACTCAGTTCCGATCTGAATATCTTTTGGTGATATTTCAGTTCCATCTTTTCGTAATAGTGAGTGATCATCAGTTACATCAACCAGTCCTGTATGTGTAAGAATACGAAACATTTTTTTATGAGAAGCTAATTTATGCCGTATCACACGGTGTAGTCGTGTCCAACCGTTCTCTGTCCATGTTTCTACATCATTTTTCATTTCACAGAACTCTTTTTCTTGACGACCTTCTTCTCTACACTCTACCCAACCCGCATCTGTTCCATATTTTTCCGCAAGTGAAGATACAGAACAAATATCTAGAACCCCATCTACTTTTACATACATTGGTGTATAATGGGCGACACTATCTCCGTACACATACTCTGCTTTAGTATGAACCTTACCATAGTTCATCGTATCCATAACAGCATCCCCATAAACTTCTTCAACAACACGCTGTGCATAAGTCAACAACTTTCTACCAATAGCAGTTGTAGATGCTGCAATATCCTTTTCGTAAAATGTGCTTGTTCTCGCACCACATTGACCATATAATGAGTTAGCAGTAACCTTATAGGCAAGCTGACGCTTATCAAGAACATTCTTCATAAAGTCATCTGTTTGCTGAGGAATAAGCTTACGTGTTGTCTTGCGGGCTTTCAATAACTCTTGTAATATAGACGGCATGATGGCCTTCCCATTTGGAAACTGGGCGAAACGACATATCTTGCTACCCACCTTCGTCTTCACCTTGGCTGCACCTGGCTTAGGAGACAGATACTCATACGTATCATACGTAACGTCCACGTATTCGTACCCAGGCATATTATCGTATATAAATACGTCTTCATCATTGTCATCTGTCTCGCCCTCCACCTGCACGAGCTTGCCTGCAAGATTGTATTCTTTTGTCCATACTTTGCTATCATGCGATAAGTTCTCACTAATCATTGAAGATGGATATAGTGACGCGTAATCAACGCAAGCCACTGGATTATCCAAATATAAATCACTCTTCGGGTCGAGCACAATCGCACCTTCATATCCACCATCGTTCGTCTTTTTAGGAATATCGGGCATCAACATGTCATTTTCGCGACATTTCTTGCCAACATAGCTCGTCAACTTAATTCCTTGGCCACGCAAGATAAGGAAGCTAATTGGCACACTACAGATATTTGCCATCTCAACCAATCCTGTGATGGCATCAACCTTATTTAGTAAATACTGAACTAGGTTACAATCCTGAATACAATATTTTGCAACGATGGCTCGGTCTTTTGCATCACCTCTTGTGAGATTAAAGATATCTTTCGGAGTGACATCATCCTTTGCCAGGGCCCAGCGAACTTTCTTTGTCGTGTCGGGGGAGATTCGGCCGTCCACTACAAAACTATTGGCTTGTTGGTCGATTGACTTCACCAAGAACTTTGCTCCCGAGTCGTAATACTCAGTAGAGTGGCCAATCTCTTCAAAATGAACATAACTACCTGCCAAGAGTCCTGTCATATTTTTTGTAGATACAACAGTAGTCACCTTTTCGTCTGAAGTCACTGCATATTGTAATTCTCCGATAAAATCTCCTATAAAGTGACCTGCAACGTAGTCCAGTTTATAGGATGACAGATTCTCTTCACGACGGAAATGGTTATACAAGTCCAGCTGAATGCGTCCAGGCATCTTGATATACCCCAAATCATGTGTGCCGCTAGCAAGCGTTATGCTGCTATGTTCAATATCATACTTGCCAGTTTCTTCGTTCATTGTTCCACACACATGGTCTTTCAACTTTGATAGTTCAATGAACTTAGCTGCGCACCCAGTTTCTTGCGCACGCAGGAACATGAAATTATAATCAAACCCAAATATGTTGTACCCGATAATAATATCTGGATTTTCGCGGATAACAAGGTCACGCCACGCAATGAGAATCTCAGCTTCAGTCTTATAGCTTTCTATGTCAGTATTTTCAATTCCAAGGTCGGCACATGTATCTAACACGACACAGTGGTTATAATAAGGATTCTTTTCACCGTATGTCAAGAATGTTGAACCGATAAACGTAACCTTATCTCCCTCAACTGGTGGCAAATACATGCCAAATACTTCAGTAAGATGGTTTATCTTCATATCGCGCGAGATAGTTGATGATATAATAAGATCTGGAATAGCTGTACAGTTTGATTTGTTGGCTGTCTTTGCCCCAGAACCCTTTATGGTTACTCTTTTTACTGTAGATGCATGTGATGTGACAAGCTTCTTTGGAACATCGTCGGCATCGATAGTATCGGAGTCTTCATAATCAGCGTTGTCATCGGCAGCATCGTCGTCAGCATCGTCATCTGCACCATCCACCCATTCTTCTTTGTCTCCGCCATATGCCTTCTCAAAAGATTTCATGATTGTATTTTCTGCACTTATTTGAACGTGATTAACGTCCTCAATCATATGCGACAGAATATTGTCGATTGCAGATTTAACCTTCTTCTCAGTAGGGGTCTTTTTTGGATAAACAATATCGACATAAGTCGAGAATAACTTGACAATAATTTCCTTATCACTGTCATCGTCGTATTCAATGTTTGTATTTGATAACATTCCAAAGCCGTATAATACAGCGTAACGGATAATCTCATCTGGTTCAAGATGAATATCGTCAAGTTTTGTCAAGATATCAAGGACATTTGTTGCGAGCTTCTTATAGGTTTTTACGGGAACAGGAAAGTCGCCATGACTACTACTCGCCTCAATATCAAAACTCATAATTTTGAGTGGAACTCGGTCTTCTTTCTCACGAAGAGGAACAATATCCTTGTACAATATCTCAAACTCAAAATCGCAGTGAGTTGTCTTCTCAAACTCGGAAATGCATGCGGTCTTTGTCCTAGGAAGACCAATCCAACCAGACGGACTCATATCCAGTATATGGAAGAATCGTAGCAGTGGAGGAATGAACGACTCATATATTTCAGTCTTGCATGGCTTGCCAAGAATAGAGATGTAGTAGCCATCTGAAAGCAGTCGACGTTCATCATCGTACCACAGGTTCTTTGCCTTATTCATTGCTTGGATATTTTCAAATCTAATCTGGATAAACGTGTTTTTCTTTCCAGCATCAAATCCGTATAATTTTTTGTGTCTAACTATTTTTATTCTTACGATATTGTTTTCATGATACTTGCCCAACTCTTTTTTTAAATGGGCGGCAAACATGTTCTTTTCGCGCTCGCCCCAATTATCACCTACCTTTACATAAAAGAATGGCTTAAAGTCGCTCACCGTAATTGAACACGACTTACCTTGAGTATTCTTACCAAATATTTGAACTGCAAACGTCTTCTGCGGGTATCCCTTCTGCTTGCGGAACTTGGGATTTCCCTCATCAGAGTGTTCACTATCACTTTCCACTTCTTCTACCTTGTTGTAGATATGAAAGTCAAAGATTCTGAACTCGTAATTGTCGGTCATTGTTTGAGGGGCCATTGGTGGAGATATACTAGATAATCTGTACAGAAACGTCTAGATTATTTAACTGAAGTTAACTATAGCTATAGAAGCTGAAAGTGGTTTATTATATCATTCAGACAAAATCATATAATTCAAATCAATTTATGTTATCAACATTTAGTGTATGTATGGAATAATATCTAGTTCTATTTTATGAAAAATAGAACAAAAAAAAGAAGAACTAATAGTAAAAATACAACTAGGCGTAAAACAAAAAAACAACAATTTTTATTCAATCCAAACGATCCCAAAAAATCGTTTGATGTGTATATTGATAAAAATCCAGAAGACACCATAAACATAAAATATACGACAATTAAAGATGTTGCAAATACCATTGATAAATTAGAAAAATTATACAAAGACAAAAAATATCCTCATAAACGTATCTGGCAAGTCGGAATGATTATGAAAGTGAGGTTGAAAGTGTTGCAAAGTAAAAAACCAAAACAATACGCATTAGCAAATAAATATTTTATTTTTTTAGGAAATCGAACAAAATTAAGCGAGGAAGACAGGTATAAGGTTTCTTTTACACCCTGAACGAGTTATACTGTTGAAGATTTACATTTACACACAAAGTATGCGATTTGTTTGATTTATCGGTGTAATTATTCAATGTGTAAAATAATTGTAAAATTGAATGCGAGATGAACATAGGATAGTATTGTAATGTAAAGATACAAAGTATAATAATCACACCATGTGCATGCTAGTTTATATCGTAATATGTATAGTAGTTATTTTAGAAATGGTAGTGGAGGCGAACGCCATTCGGGGGGTGCACGCGGAATATATACGACGACGATGGGAACAAGGTCAATCTGCCGCGGTTAACAGACATCAGGAACTATTTACAGGTGTGCACGCTGAATATATACGACGACGACGGATAGAAAGTCAAACTGTTCCTGTTAAAATACATACGAGACATCATATGCGAGTGCCCACTCCACATACACGACAATCTAGTCCATCTGTTCGAAAGCACCTTCGACAAAGTACTAGAGGCCCTGTATACATTTGAATATTCTCCAACAAATCGATGAATAAATTATTTTAGAGTTGTTGAAACTTAGTAAATAATGTAACGTTATGTATTTATTTCTGTTAGACACTGCGAGTCTTTCGGCGAGTTTTTTGCACACGTACATTTTTAAGGTTAGTGCGTCGCGATTTCTTTCGACTTATATTGCGAATGTTTTTGGTACGACGATTATTACCTTTGCGTGAACGGCATAGTTCACACCTATTTGACCTGCGTCTAATAATGTTTTTCTTTTCACCTTTCTTTCTTCCACCACTGATGCCACACGAACACCCGCCAGCCTGAACATTTCCAGATGTTTTATTCATCCACTCTGTGAATGCTTTTATATCACGATCTCCTTCATAATCATGTGCAGTATTATTTAAGACATGACGAATCGTAGGAAATCCATCTGGACTTCCACCAATATTGCCAAGCAATTCTCCTGACATACCAGAGAGACCGTCTTGTTCAATCGCATAGGCAGCTACTTTTGCACCAGATTTATTTTTACTTATAACCAACTTCTCAAACTTTTCCCAATCTCCATATGAACGCTTACAGTGGCCACAATCTCGCCAATATATAAATAAGTAAATGTGTATCTTGCCGTTTTTCACGTCACTTTCAAGACGCGTCAGGGTGGTATCGCTTGAACTTCCTACACCGTCAATCTTATTTTTTGCATTTAGTATAGGCTCTTCCTCACTGTCTTTCCCTGCAATAGATGTAAAAAAACTCATCACCTGCCAGATTTATCCTATATAGTAAGACGACATAAATATTTTATAACACAGTAATATATATCTCAATTAATAACATCCTTATTATAACGAACATGTCAGTACCAGAATCAATGTCTACAACATTTAGAGTACTTATTATGATAATTGCTTTCATGCTAGGCATTTATTTTTACATTGCTCCTACTGACGAAAACTCCGAAGGATTTGATACAGAAGATGCCAACTCTAAAACCATAACATTGTCAACCGATGCGAAATGTCCCAACTTGTTAATTCAAGAAGATGGAGGGATTAGCTTAATGAACACGGATGAAAAACGAGTACCAGGCATAAATCCCATGCGATTTAGTAATTTAGAAGAATACGTTCAGTTTGTTGACTGGCAAAAGTCGCAAGGAGTCAAATGCCCAGTCTTATTTCTTCAAAAAACAGAGGATGCACAAGGGACAGTAAGTTACCGTGCAAGACCTGACATTGTTAATCCGCAGGGTGGATTACAAAATATGTCTCTCGACCAAATGCGTCAAAGATGTAATACCATGCCAATGAACTCTGGACTGACCGCAATGAATGATGTGAATGTTGCGTCATTTTTCACTGAGGGGTGCGGAGATATTACAGGCGAAGTTGCACTCAACACTGGGCCTGATGATATAAAACTCGTAGATGGTGGCAGAAACGACGAACCATATAATAACAACTCATTTCCTGCATTTGACCCGTCATCGTTTTACCAAGGAAAAATAACACCTATGGACAAAATGCTTGAAAACCAGAGACAACTCGAGCAAAGTCCAAGCGCAATGGACACAAACTGGGGAGGAAGAGATTATACCCGATCGCTCATCTCTAAGGGTGATTTCGATGGACGCAAGCGTAAGCTAATTGAAACTAACGACATTTACGCGGATGCCATGAAATAACCGACCATATAGGAAACACAATATTTGTGTAATATATTGAATATTGAAAGGTTACAATATGTATGTATGTATTATAGATTTGGTCTAATACACAAGACCAAATATATGAGATTTTTATTTACCATCTATATAGTTTCTGCACCCATCGAGTGATTCTATACCACCGCCAAGGTCATTTATCACCCTTGCTATGTCAGAGACCTTATCTAAATCTTTTGAGCTAATATCTTTAAGATTTGTCAGTTGAGATACTCTACATAGCTCGAATAACTCCTCTGCATTAGTTACTACTTCTTCGTATTCTTTACGATACTTATTGACACGAAGGTCATCATCTAGTTGGTCTACTAGAGACTGGACATTTTCAACCACTCCTTTTACATTTCGAATACTTGTATTTTTAGATTCGCCCTTAAACCCCTCTTGCCCTACATCACTATTATTCGCAAGATTCTGGTCAAACGTTGACTCGAGATTATTTGAAACAAAAAACACGTAAAGCAACAATACAAACAAGACAATTATTGCAAATATTTTAAGTTCTGTTTCAAACATTTATTAACACGAGGTGCGTAATCAATGGGTGAATATACTAAAATAACAAGAGTATAAAATACTGTATAGTATACGATATCATAATATTTTACAAAAAAATGTATTTTAGATATTATCAACATCGATATCTTTTATCGATTTTACACCTTCACCAAGTGTTTTTAGAAGCAATGCTAACTTTGAACACTTATCAGTGATTTCTTCGATCGTATTTTCGTTAGGGTCAATTGACCTCAGTTCAAGAAGAGCAGACAACTGGAGACCTTCTAAATACTCAGTCGACAATGATGTTATTTTTTTATATTCGCTATTGTATTTTTGAATATTAAGTCCATCTTTTACATCTGTCGTTTCACTTGCTAACTTTTCACTGAGACGGTCTATATTCTCCTCAGACCCTTCAAACCCCTCTAATGTCCCGTTGGCATGTTTCATGCCAACTGACCCTAAATATCCCGACAATAAAGAGGCTAATACAATAAATAAACCAAATGATACGATTGTAAATAATACATCATTTTTAGAATACATGTCTTACGTATATGATACAGTAATATAAAATATTTTATATGTCTACTAACATCATGTCCCGCAATTATGCATCTCGCATATGCAATAAGAATGTCACTATATTAGTGCACGCAGTCTTACTTATTTTTCGTGTTTTGCCGTTAGATAGCGTGGTTGTCAGAGACGCAAGACATGCAGGACTCGTTTGTAGAGCAGTTATAAGTTGTGGAATAGTCTTATGACTCTGCATAACAACCTCTGCAGTAGAACTACTTACGCCAGGTATCTGCGATAGCATAATCACCCCAATGTTGTCAACCGTGATATTTTCACTCTTTTTTGACCGAATCACTGATGCATAACTTGTTGTGGATGCTGAAGATGGTATGCTTTGTAGGGGACATGTATTTTCACTACTACCCATCCCGCCCATCGAATGATTGTCATGAAAAGAGTAAAACATTGCTTTTTTACTACTGGCGACCTTTCGCGCAAGTACCATAATAAACTCCACCGTATCTGCTGCCGATTGTGTGCGAAATACTGAAAAACCTTTGTAAATCAACATGGATGCGAGTGCTGTGTAGAGTGTGGGCTTGTTCAATAGTGTGCCTCCATATCCCCCCGCTATTTCGTCCAAGTCTTCGCTTATTTTTCCTTCAATAAGATAAATGACATTATGTGGGTGACATGGCAGTGCAGATAAACGCAATGATTGCTCGCGATATCGCCCGTCTTTAATGCTTGCAGATAAATCGGATATCGACTTTCTTTCGATATAGATAGCTGGAGTGCCGTCGAGACTTTGAATAACTATATCTGCAACGTGCAAACTTCCAGTTTCTATTTTTATATCTTTGAAAAGAATGTTAGTGTCTACAAGGCGACGACAATGTTCTTTTAAATAATGTTCTCTGCAATCTATGTAAATTGACATGATTATTACATACACTACTAAAATATCTCTATACGTTTTACTATTATCGTGTTTTTACAGTTTACACAACTGGAACAGATTGTCCATTAGAGTTTGACGGATTGGTGGGGGCAGCGGGGTCAGCAGGGGCAGCGGGGTCAGCGGGGTTAGTTGATTCTGCGCGCTTTGTGCAACAGTCACCAGGTAGACGATTGATCATAATTCCGCGTGGAATACGTGAAAATGCCCACAAGCTGACAAGCCCCGCCTTGTCGTTTCCACCAACAGAACCACCACTTTCGGGTCCTCGATTTATAATACTTGCTTTGCGTGCACTAAATTTACCACCTGCCATATTATATAGTATGTAAATAAATAAATTGATCCGTTGGCCCTAAATATGCAGACTATCAATTACAACACTCATATAAAGATTATTTATTTAGTGATATTATCATTCAATATAATAATACATATCATACTCTATCCACAATGACAAGCACAACCCCTCGTACAACAATTGACAATGACACATATAAACAAATTATCAATGACGACGATATCACTCGGATTTCCGACAACCTAGTGTTTAATCCATACAACCCAATGAATCGGGAAATTACAGTAGATGAAGTAAAGGGGATCTTAAGTTCGTATGGCATCCCGCCAATAGTTCACAACATGGATATATACTTACGTGCGTTTGTCCACCGTTCCTACACAAAACGCCCTCATCTTGAGAATGTAGAACAGAACGTCATTATTGTTGACCGTCCACACGATTGCCTTCCACTAAAGACGAAATCAAACGAGCGTCAGGAGTTTCTAGGGGACGGTGTACTTGAGCTCATCACCAAATACATCTTATATCGTCGTTTCCCCAAAGAAAATGAGGGATTCATGACAGAGAAAAAAATAGCGATTGTAAAAAATGAAGCAATTGGACGCATTGCGTATGAAATGGGGCTAAATAAGTGGCTCATCATATCCAGAAATGCAGAGGAAAAAAAGACAAGAACAAACTTAAAGAAACTCGGATGTCTTTTCGAGTCTTTCATCGGTGCATTGTTCCTTGATTTTAACAAGATTTGCATCAGAGACGAGGAAGGGTGGTTTCAAAATGTATTTGTCACTGGGCCAGGATTTCAAATGGCACAGAAGTTTGTTGAGAATATATTTGAACGACATATTGACTGGGTAGACTTAATTAACACTGACGACAACTATAAAAATATATTACAGGTAAAAATACAGAAAGAGTTTAAGGTGACACCTCATTATGTAGAGCTTGATGTAACAGAGGAAGATGGATATCGTATGGGTGTGTTCCTATGCGTCGGTGGTCAAATATATAATGCCGATATCGCAAAAGCATTCCCATATGAGAAGTTTGGTAGCTTCGACGCGATTACTCAATATCTACAGACAAGTTCTGGCGTGTTGGTCTTCCTTGGAGAAGGAACACATAAAATTAAAAAGAAAGCAGAACAGTCTGCATGCAGCGATGTTATTAAAAAAATAGGAGCTGTTGTGTAAATACAACATGGAACATACAAACACACAAACACACAAACACACA